ACACCGGACCACGAGGCGGGCGAGCCGTGACGGTCTCCGGGGCGCATCCGACGACCCTCGCCGACATCCTCGCCGCGATCGACTCCCTGAAACCGCCGGAACCGGCGGGCTACGCGGTCCACCCGGCGGACGTCGAGAAGCTCCGGCGGCTCTTCCCGCGGACGCAGTACGACGGGATCTCGGCGCTCGCCAACGGCGGCCGGTTCCTCTACGGGCTTGAGATCATCGCGGACGCGCGGGTTGAGGTCGGGCGACCGGAGCCGCTGACGGCGGCGGAGCTCCGCGGGAGGGAGCGGTGAGCGAACGATGTGCGCTCTGCGGCGAGGAGGAGTCTGACCATCATGCCTTCCTAGCCCGTCCTGATGGCTGCAAATGCGATCCGAACGGGTTTGGAGACATGGAGGATTTCCGCCGAGTCCTTGAACGTCCGGCGTGCTCGAACTGCGAAATAGCGATCGAGTACGAGGCCGACGGGAGCGAGGTTGAGTGGACGGACGAGGAAGAGCTCGGGGACGTTTGCCTGAATTGTCTCCACGAGGTGCGATGCCATAGGGGTCAGGAGCCATGACCGCGCCCTCCCGCTCCACCGTCGCCGTCGCCTCCGGACTCGCCGCGGCGATTCGGGCGGCGATCGCGAAGCCGGTCTCGCGGACGCTCACCGATTACGCTCGCCACGTCCAGCCGGGCTACGCTACCCCGCCGCATATCCGCGCCCTGATCGCTCGGCTCGAGCGAATCGAGAGCGGCGACCTGAAGCGGCTGATAGTGTGCTGCCCGCCGCGACACGGGAAGAGCGTCACGTGCTCGACGATCTTCCCGGCCTGGTATCTCGGCCGCCATCCCGACCGTGGAGTCATCGCGGCGAGTTACGGCCAGGCGCTCGCCGACGACTTCGGGCGCCGCGTCCGGAACCTGATCGCGAGCGACGAGCACCGTGCCGTCTTCCCTGGCTCTGCCATCGCCCCGGACTCGGCTGCGGCGCAGCGGTTCGCACTCGTGAAGGGCGGGACTTACTTCGCCGTCGGTCGCGGCGCGGCGGTGACGGGCCGGGGCGGCGACGTGCTCATCGTGGACGACCCGCTCCGGGACCGGGAGGAAGCCGACTCCGAGACGGTACGGAGGTCGATGCAGGACTGGTACAGCCAGGTCGCGTATACGCGGCTCCAACCGAACGGAGCCGTACTGGTCATCGAGACACGATGGCACATGGACGACCTCGCTGGCTGGCTCGTCTCGGAGCACGCGGAGGAGGGCTGGGAAGTGCTGTCCTTCCCTGCGATCGCGGAGGATGCCGACGAGCTCGGACGGAAGGAGGGCGAGGCGCTCTGGCCCGAGCGGTTCGACCTCGAGAAGCTGCGCGCGATCAAGGCGCAGCTCGGCGGATCGGCGTTCGCCGCGCTCTATCAGCAGCGGCCAGCGGCAGCCGAGGGCGCCATCTTCAAGCGCGCATGGTGGGGCCGCTATTCGGAGCTGCCCGCGACATTCAGTCGGGTGATTCAGGTCTGGGATACGGCGTTCAAGTCGGGCGACGAGAACGACTTCAGCGCTTGCACGACGTGGGCGGAGACCTCGTCGCACTACTACCTCGTTCACGCTTGGCGCGGGCGCGTCGAGTTCCCAGGTCTGATCGCGAAAGCGAAGGCACTTGCCGAGGCGTGGAAGCCGACCGCCGTGCTCATCGAGGACAAGGCGTCGGGGCAGTCGCTGATTCAGACGCTCCGGGTCACGTCGTCTCTTCCTGTCCTCCCGATCAAGGTCGGGACCGACAAGGTGAGCCGGGCCAACGCCGTGACGCCTCTCGTCGAGGCAGGGAAGGCGCTCCTGCCGGTGGCCGCCGACTGGCTCGACGACTACCTCGAGGAGATCAGCGCGTTCCCGACATCGAAGCACGACGACTGGACCGACACGACCACGATGGCGCTCGGCTACCTGAAGGGCGACAACGCCTCTCCTGGTTCCGGCTGGCTCGAGCTCGCCCGGCGGGCGGCCGAGGCGAGGAAGGCAAGGGAGAGGGCGGCATGAGGTGCCTCGGCTGCGGCGGCCAAGCCCGCGTGATTGACGTCCGCTCCGGAACGCAGGACGGTCACCGGGTCTGTCGCCGGATCACGGTCTGTGAGTCGGTTCCTGGCTGTCCGCCAGACGAGCGACGTCGCGCGCAGCTGATCTGCGACGAGGGGCCGACGCGGCGCCGAAAGATACCGCCCGAGATGGCAACCGGTTGCCATAAAGCACCGCACAAGATAGTCGAATCCGCCCAAGCTATCCGCGTGGGCGTACCGCAGCACTCGCCCCGGACGGGCCGCAGATGAGCGCGGTCGTCTATCCCGCTTCCATCGCCTCTCGCAGCCTTATCCCGCCAGGACTCTCGGTCATCCTCGGGCCTGACGGCAAACCGCTCCCGTACACGCCTCAGTCGCGAGTCGGGTTCGGAGCGGGCAATCCTGTCCCGCCACGCGTTGCGGACGCCATCGAACCGCGCATCTTCGAGTACCGGCCGTGGGTCAACACGTCGATCACGCCGCGGCTCGACGAGGGGCAGACATACAGCTTCAAGGCACTCCGCGGGCTCGTGGAGTTCTGCACCTACGCGCGGCTCGCGATCAACTACCGGAAGAACCAGTTCCGCGCGCTGAAGCTCGACTTCACGCCACGCGAAGGGACTTCGAAGGCCGAGGCGAAGGACGAGATCCGCGCGGCCGAGGCGTTCTGGGCGCATCCCGACCCTCCCGGCGCCGGGGCGCTCGGGCGCCCACGATACGGCTCGAGCCTGTCGAACTGGATCGCGAGCGGCAACGAGGAGCTTTTCATCTGCGACGCGCTCCCGATCTACATCCGGCGCGACCGCGCTGGGCGCTGCATCGGGCTGCAACAGATCGACCCGGCGACGATCAAGGTCATCCTCGACGACGACGGCATCCCGGCCTACTACCAGCAAATCCTCTTCGGCTATCCAGCGGCTGATTACGCGCCCGAGGACTTGGTCTATCTCCAGTACAACGAAACTCTCTCAAGCTCCTACGGCAGCCCGCCGATGGAGCAGATCGCTCAGACGGTCAACGTGGCGATTCGTCGGACCATGACGCAACTGGCCTGGTACACCGAGGGAAACATCCCCTCGGCGTGCCTCGAGGCTCCCGAAGGTTGGACCGCCGATCAGATCGCATCGGCGCAGGTCTATCTCGACGAGCAGTTCTCGGGCAACGAGGCTCAGCGTCACAAGATGCGCTTGATCCCGCACGGCTCGAACTACCGTGACGCAAAGCCCTTCGCGTTCTCGAAGGACGAGGAAGAGTCGATTCTGACGCAGGTAATCTCGGCATTCGGCGTGCCGCGGAGCACGTTCGTGGCACAGGTGAACCGCGCGACCGCCGAGACAAGTGCGAACGACGCGATCGACAGCGGGCGCAAGCCGCTCGAGGTCTGGTGGTGCTCGTTCATCGACTGGGTGACGCAGAACGTGCTCGGGCTCACGAACGTGCGAGCGGTCTTCTCGGGCGGCGACACGCAGAACGTGAAGGACTCGGCGGACGCGGACGTGACGCTCGCCGGTGGGCCGATCTTGACGGTGAACGAGATCAGGGCGACGCGCGGCCTAGACCCGCTGCCGGGAGGCGACAAGCTGGCTGGCGCGAGCGAGGCGAAGCCCGGTGACACGGGGGGAATGAATGGGAAGCCCGATGGACGTGGTGCGCCGGATGTTTCCGGGGATGGTGCCGAAGGCGGCGGAGCGGTGGGACAGGACGGCACCAGAGCCAGTGACGCCAGCGGAGATGGAGGCGGTCTCGAAGCTGATGCCGCTGGCAATCAAGGCGGAGAGCCCGCCGTCGCAGTCGCCAAGTCCGCAGGTGCCGCGCAAGCAGCGCGCAAAGAGCTGGCTACGTGGAAAAGGTTCGCGCTAAAGCCGGAACGAGGAGAACGCGGCAAATGGGGAGCCCCGTTCTCTGCGAGACACATCCCGGTATATGCAGCGAACGCGCTGGCGCATGACCTGAAACAGGCGCTCACCGAGGCTGATGCAAGAGAAGCGTTCGAATTTCATTCGTCAGAAATCGAGCATGCGCTAATGCGCGGCCTAAAGACGAGGGCAGATCGCGATGGGATTGAGCGCGAACACCTAACCACTGGCGAACCATGCTGGTGCGGCACAGATACAGGAGCTACCACATGACCAGAATCCTCCGATCCCTTCTCGCGCTCGCCCTCCTCGCGGGTCCCGCGCTCGCCGACAAGGTGACCTCG